GAAGTTGTATCGGATGACGAAACAAACCCCACCGAGGGGGCACCTACTCTCGATCACTAGCAGAACTGCTGGTTGAGACAGGGTGGTGGCCTCCACAAATACCATTCGAGATACAAGACATGAACACAGTGATTGATGTGATCAACAAAAGTAGGCGCAAGTGACAAGTGAGCTTGGCCCTATTGAGGTCGTTGGCCTGAAGGAAGCGCTTGCTGAGCTGAACAAAATCGACAAAAAGCTTCGCAGGTCTATCACCACTGAGTACAAAGCAATCGTTGATCCTGTACTGGTTCAGGCTCGCCAGAACATTCCAGATGATGCACCGGTATCGGGTATGGCTCGTTCGTGGACTGGAAAGAGTGGCGCTGAGCTCATGGCTTGGGATGCAAAAAAGGTCAACAAGAATCTGAAGGCTTTCACCAGTGGCAAGAAGGTGCGTGATGCACCTGGAGGCTTCCGCCAGAACCTCGCAACCTTTGGCATCAGGTGGGGTGGGCCGCAGGCTACCCTGTTCGACATGGCGCGAAAAGGCACATTATCTCAGGCTTTGCAAGCGCGCTTTGGGCCACCATCTCGAGTTATTTGGCGAGCATACGCAGCACAAGAGACTGAGGTGGACAACCAAGTGCGTGATCTAGTTAATCGTGTTATGAAGATGACAGGCAACAACGGGAGAATCTAATGGCCATTACTATCCCAATTATCAGCGAGTTTGATGGCAAAGGCATTTCTAAGGCTGTCGCCCAATTCAAACAGCTTGAGACCACTGGCCAGAAGGCACAGTTCGCCATCAAGAAGGCAGCGGTGCCTGCCGGTATTGCCGTAGCAGGTTTAGGTGTCGCATTGTTTGATGCTGCCAAGGGCGCGATGGAGGATGACGCTGCACAGCAACTGCTGGCATCGACACTAAAGAAAACCACTGGAGCCACTGACGCTCAAATCAAATCCAATGAGAACTGGATTAGTACGCAAGGCAAGTTGCTAGGCGTAACTGATGATGAGCTAAGGCCTGTTCTGGCTCGACTTTCCAAAGCGACAGGATCAGTCACAAAGGCACAGGAACTAGCAACCGCTGCTATGGACATTGCGGCAAGTACAGGCAAGCCATTGGCTACTGTCACGGCCAGTCTTGAGAAGGCATATGGCGGCAACATGACTGCCCTAGCCAAGCTGTCGCCTGAGCTTCGCCAAATGATCAAGGACGGTGCCAGCTTTGATGAGGTCATGGCAGCAATGGCTAAGACCACTGGAGGCGCTGCAACCACAGCTGCTAACACGGCACAGGGACAATTCAAACGGCTAGGCGTGGCACTAGCTGAAACCAAAGAGTCAATCGGCGCTGCACTGCTCCCAGCTATTGAGGCAGTATTGCCATTCCTAACCAAGATGGGCGCTTGGGCTTCTGAGCATTCAACTGTGTTCGTCATCATTGCCGGTGTTATCGGTGGCCTAGCTTTAGCCATCGTGGGTGTCAACGCTGCCATGACTGTCTGGACTGCCACCACCAAAGCCTTCGCAGCAATCCAGCTTGCCTTCAACGCTGTCATGGCCGCTAACCCTGTCGTGCTCTTTGCCATCGCCATCGCTGCCTTAGTTGTGGGCCTAGTCATCGCATACAAGAAGTTCGATGCTTTCCGCGAGATTGTGGATGCAGTGTTTAGCGCCATCAAGACAGGCATCAAAGGTGGCATGGATGCAATCACCACATACCTCAGCTTTGTGATGGGCGTGTACAAAGCCATCTTTAACGGCATAGCTACCCTCTGGAACAACACAATCGGCAAGCTCAAGTTCTCAGTGCCTAATTGGGTGCCAGGTCTCGGAGGCAAAGGTTTCGAGGTGCCCAACATCCCAATGCTTGCTGCTGGAGGAATCGTCAGTTCGCCTACCCTGGCCCTTATCGGTGAGCGCGGCCCAGAGGCGGTTGTCCCCCTTTCTAAGATGGGCGATATGGGCAGTGGCACCAATGTGACCATCCATGTCAACGGAGGCGACCCGAACGCTGTGGTGGCCGCATTGCGAACATACATGCGACAGAACGGTTCAGTCCCCATCCGCGTAGGCAACGCCTTCTAATGACGATCCAGAACTATGCCGTGTACTACCTGTCAGGGGCCACAGAGGTTGCCTTGACAAATGTGCAAAGCATCAACATCACATGCGGTGTGCAAGCCCAGCTGCAACAGATCAGGGCATCCACCGGCACTATCGTCATGCGCTACCCAAACGGCTACGCCACCCCAATCACTGGCCTAGTGCCAGGCACCGAAGTGCTGGTACGCAACCTGACCACAGCAGACCCATACTCACAGCTTGTCTATCGCGGTTACATTTCAGATGTAGCTGTCAACTATGGAATCCCATACTCATCAAGCGTGGGTGTCGCTGACTATCTGACCATCACCCTTGAAGGCGAGTTCTCCAGATTGGGCCGTATGCAGGGGCTTAACTATCCACTAACAGGCACCTTGCAATACCAGATGCAAGACCTGACTGACTGGACTGGCGTGTTCATGCAGTGGTTCGGGCCAAACGACACCCCAGGCGCTGACACCAATGTCACCGGTACATTTGCTGACTGGCTCGCCCTCATCGGTGTTACCTACAACGCACGACTTCAGGAAACAGCCAACGGCTCAAATCGTGGCATCTACATGGTTTCGCCCTTCTTTACTGATGAGCTATCGCTTTATTTCACATCGCCTGCACTGGCCACAGTGGGCAACCAGAAGCAGATATTTGACCAGATCACCTTCGACTCATTGGCTGACAACTACTACACGCAGGTCACTGTTGATCCTGAAGACTTTGCAGCTGTCACTGTCACCAAGGCTGGGGCTCCAGAGCCTCTACGCACCTACCAGGTCAACACGCTGAATGCATCGACATCACAGGCCACGGACTATGCAAACTATTTGCTTGCCAACTTCTCTGACCCTGCCTTGGCTATCAGCTCAATATCAGCATTGGCTGAGGCCCAGCTAGTTAATCGCCTAGACAACGCTCAGAGCTTTGGCACCACCACAATCCCTGCACAGCTCCCTGCATACCCTGGCTGCCAAATCACTGTGAACTTTCGAGGCACTGACTATGTGTGCATCATCGAAGGTGTCACGATGTCAGCCACACCCGAATCAGCGCGGTTCACTTATTATGTATCTGGTGCAGATCAGAACGCATACCTGAGACTCGACAACGCAACCTTCGGCAGACTCGACTACAACAAGTTAGGATATTAACTATGGCTATCAAGACTTTTACGACGGGTGAGGTGCTGACCGCTGCCGACACCAACACCTATCTTGCGAACTCAGGGCTCGTGTTTGTCAAGTCACAGACCGTAGGTAGTGGCGTTTCATCTGTCACCGTAACTGATGCTTTTAGCACTACTTATGATAATTACAAAGTTCAATACATCGGTGGGACTGGAACTGCTAGTTCAGTTCTTTCATTTAATTACACAGGGACAAACGGCAACGCTGGCTTTTATGGCAACTTGTTTTATGCAAACTTTGCAAGTGGTACAGCGAACACAGCCGGTTATTCAAACTTAAGTGCAATTACTCACTCAGGTGGCAATGCCAATGGCAGGTGGAATATGACATTAGAATTGCAAGGGCCGTTTTTGTCTGCCATTTCCTTTTTAAGTGCGCCTTATTGTGACAGTAGCAATGCTGGCAGCATGTCAGGTTTTCATAATTATGCCAACAGTTACACAGGTTTTGTATTAACGCCTACTGTTGGAACTTTAACTGCCGGCACAATAATTGTTTACGGATATCGAAAGGCATAACCATGACACGACCGAACATACAAATTGACGATGAAGTCAGAGAAATGACCGAAGAAGAATACGAAGCACTACTGGCTACGGGCTGGACATTAGAAGGCACAGATGAAACGCCTATTGCTAATTAGCGCCACCCTCATCGCCCTAACAGGCTGTGCAGATCGTGAACGCCTCAACTGCCGACCTACAAAGAACAAAGCCCTTCGAGGCGTAACTGATCAGCTCGTACCTACTACCGCAACACCGCGCTACGGCACAGGAGGAAAGTGCACATGAAAATGCGACCACGACACACCAACGAAGAAATCAAAGCCAGGCTGATCCTGATGGTTGGCTTAGCCATCTCAATCGCCTTCGTAGGCACAGTATTCTCACTGCTCTTTGGCTTGCTATTCGTAACACAGCCTCTCGAGGTCAGCCCAAATGACAATGAAGCCTGGGCTGTCCTATCGCCGCTAACCCTTACAATGTCAGGTGTCCTTGCAGGCCTTCTAGCCTCAAACGGTTTGAAGAATTCCAGCAAGGACAAGCCAGATGAGTAAGTACACCGGCACCTCTGATGGCGTGGCCACAGCTAAACGACCAGGCACCGAACGCTTCGTATATCTATGCAATCGGAGATGGGGCTTTAAGAATCTAGGCACATGGGTAGTGCGCGACATCAAAGGCAAGCCAGGCCTCATGAGCGTTCACAGCACCGCAAGAGCCCTTGACACCTCATATGGCACTGACAAAGCGGCAGGCCGTGAAGCGATCCTGTGGTTTGTCGAACATGCAGCTGCACTTGGCCTCGAGGAGGTTCATGATTATTCAGGGATCACCAAGAAAGGCTGTGAGACCTGGGGCCGTGGCTGGCGTATCGGCAGGGGCTGGAAGGATTGGTCTGAGGATGACAACGGTGGATCACAAGGCGGCACCTGGATACATGTGGAACTTGCACCAAAGTATGCAGACATGAGTGCCGGTGACTATGAGGCGGTGTGGCGTAAAGTCCCCAAGCCGTAAGAACTCCCAGCTCGTTTGAGCGTGGCTGGGGCTAGGTGGTGGGTTTCTTTGTTTCCATTGGGAAATCCACCACTGACTTCGCCGTTTGTGTATAGTGACATCTAGCCACTCAAATGGCCCAACCAAAGGAAACACAAATGTCACGAATGAAGGATCACCTCTTAGAGGACCTACCACTCTTCAGGGCCACAGACCCTGACACCTCACGCCAGATAAAGCCAATCAGGATCAACAGCCACCGCGGCATCCTTCTTGCCATTTACGCTGGGAACATCAGCGGCCTGACAGACGAAGAAGCAGCCTCAATAGCCGCATCTCGAGGTCACACCATAAACGGCTACTGGAAGCGCTGTGCAGATTTACGCAACCAAGGGCTTATCCACGATTTAGGAGTGCGTAAGACGCTCTCAACGGGCTCTCAGGGCATGGTATGCGCTATCACGCGCTTCGGCCTTGACATCGCTACGGGATACTACGACTAATGACCTACACCCACGAACAAATGTTCATAGCTGTCCTTTTCGGCTGGTGCCTCTCATGGGCCTACTTCAGGCTTGCCAACCGCTACTGGAGGCGCTGATGCTTCCCACCTGGGGCTATCTCCCGTTAGTCTCAAAGGACAAGTTAACACTCGTTCAAATCTTCACAGATTTGGAAACAGGTGAACATCTCAGAGTTACAGTCGCCCACAGGTCGGCTCCCTACCTGACTTGGTTGCCGCCTATCGAAGTAGAGAGAACCTGAAACGCATCATGGCACTAGCCCTTCTCACTGTCCTATCCGTACCGGCTCACGCAAGTGCAGCTGCTGACCCTCACGCCAAGTATCGCGGTGTGCTCCCAGATCAATATTATGACTTGCTTGCCAGGTGCGAAACTGGAAGCAACTGGCAACACAGCACCAAGTCATACACAGGGGGGCTGGGGATAAACCGCCAAACATGGCGCACCTGGTCAGACACGCCCAGCGCAACAGGCAAAACCCCAAAGCAACAAGTTAAGGTGGCTGATGCCATCGCATTCCGAAGCCACATCAATCCTGATGGCCGTAAGGTTTGGCGCGTAGGCCCCTGGGGATGGGGCTGTCTGAAAGGGCAGCAATCCCTGCAAAGATTTATCTGTCAGTCAAGACACACGCTTGTTGTCAGATGGAAGAGAAACTGTGGAAAGGTACACACAAATGGAAACATCAACGGGCGAGCTAATCGCCAAACTAACTAACCTGAGCCATACGCTCGCTCTCGAGCTGAGGTTCAAAGAAGCCAGCCTGATCATGGAGGCAGTTGGAGCCTTTCATGCGCTACCGGACATTGCTGAAACTATCAGATGTGAATGGCACCCCTCAATGAATGCCAGTGGCCCATCTAAGGGCTTGTCATACATCTCGAGCGCGGAAATGGTGACAGCTGATGAGTGACAAAGTAATCGTGGGCAACATCGGCATTCACCAGGTCACTAAGGACAACATCAGTTGCAAAGTGAACCAGCACGACACCTTCACCGCCATCACCCTTGACTTTGGAATGACCAGCATTACGCTGTTTACCAATAATGATGATGTGGCAGCGATTCGCCGAATCCTTGGCGGTTGGTGATGGGTTTCAATCTTGATGATTATGAGCCAGTGGCCAGCAGACTTGACAGGTTCCTGAAGGCACACCCTGATGCCAGAATTATTACTGATCTAGTGCACTACCTGTCTGATGTCTGTGTCTTCAAATGTGAGCTTTGGCTAGAAGGTGAAATCATTGCTACTGGATGGGCCGAAGAAGTACGCGGCCAAGGCAATGTGAATAAGACCAGTCACCTTGAAAACTGTGAAACGGGCGCGGTTGGTCGAGCCCTAGCTAATGCCGGTCTTAGCGGCTCCGATTTTGCCAAACGCCCAAGTAGGGAAGAGATGAGCAAAGTGCAGAGGATGCAGGGCGACACTCACATTACTGAGAACAGCAATGTCGCTAGTGAGAAACAGCAGAACATGATCAGGGCAATGTGCAAGTCAATGGGTAAAGTGCCACCGCACAATCTTCAATCCTTTAGCAAGCGCGAGGCGAGCGCCTACATTGACAGTCTCAAGGCAGGCGAAACCCCAGCGCCTAGCTACGACACCCCAGAAGAGCCTTTCTGATGGTTGACCTTCTCATGATGATTATTATGTGCATCAGTCTGTTCATGTGTGGATTCCTACTAGGACAGACCAAATGATTGCCATCAGTGAAGCCTCATTCCTTCAGCAAGTCAAAACGCTTGCATACCTCCACGGCTGGCTTGTAAATCACCAAGCCCCTATGCGCACCCCTCGAGGCAACATCATCACCGGAGGCTCACCTGGCTATCCAGACCTGTGCATGGCACACGAACAGCGCGGCCTCATATTCGCTGAACTCAAAACGGAAAAGGGCAAGCCCAGCGATGCCCAGCTGCATTGGATGCGCACATTGCACCCACATGCAGAGTGCTACCTTTGGCGACCCTCAGACATCACCTTCATAGCTGAAAGATTGGCAAACGCATGAGCATGAGCATCCAACCGCATCTGTTCCCAATGCCACAGACAGACAACACCTCAGATGACTACTGGACACCCAAATGGCTATTCGATGCCCTCGGGATTGAGTTTGACCTAGATGTGGCCTGCCCTCCAGGTGGTCCACCAAACACACCAGCCAAAGCCTTCTACACCCAAGAAACTGATGGCCTTAAATCACCTTGGTGGGGCAATGTTTGGATGAACCCACCCTTCACAAACATCCCACCCTGGCATGCTCGATTCATTGAACACCGGCATGGCATATGTCTAGTCCCCACCTCGAAGAGCAAAGCGTTCTGTGAGCTGTGGGATGAGTGTGATGGGATGATGAGATTGCCTTACAACATGAAGTTTGACCAGGGTGGCATCTACATGCCCACTGTCCTTGCCGCCTTCGGTGAGGAAAATGTCGAGGCCCTCAGACGATCCAAGATTGCGCGTGTCCGATGCTGACGGTGGCTTGGTATGTCCTGATACTGTCCATCGGCATTGCCATCATCCAAGGCGTACGCAAAGACTGACCCTCGAGCACAACTGAATACGATCATGGCCTCGTACGGGATTGCACTGTGCAGGCATTAACACCTGGGGACAGGGGTAGAGCAGTGCGCCCCATTACCTGAGATGACTTACCTGAATGGCCGTGGGTGTCAGTCACTGTGCAGCGTTCCC